TAGTAATACTGTGTTACACTAAGGGAATATATGGCAACTTATGTTAATGTAGTTAATAATGTTTTAACTCGCTTGCGTGAGCCTACAGTCACGTCTGTACAAGACACAACCTATGCCAAGTTAATTGGTTTGTTAGTCAATGATGCTAAGAGAGAAGTTGAAGACGCATACAACTGGAACGCTTTAGGGTCGACTGTTACACTTACCACAGTTTCAGGAACTTATAACTATACCCTAACTGACTCTAAGACTCGCTTTCGTGTTATCGATGTTTTGAATGATTCTTCAAACTTGCGTATGCAGTACGCTACAACGCTTTGGATGAATGAACAGTTTTTATTAGTTGAGGCAGCGCAAGGTACTCCTTCTTACTACAACTTTAACGGTGTAAGTAACGATGGTGACACTCAAGTTGATATTTTCCCAATACCAAACGGAGTATACACTGTCCGCTTTAACTTAACTATTCCACAGGATGATTTGTCAGTCGACAGTACTAAACTGCTTATCCCTAGTCATTTAGTCGAACAATTAGCCTATGCTAAAGCTATTTCAGAGCGTGGTGAAGATGCTGGAGTGTCTTCGGCTGAAGCATATAGCATCTATCGTAACTCATTAGCCGATGCAATCGCTATTGAAGCTAATCATTATGATGAAAAAGTAGAATGGATGGCTTCTTAAATGGCAGAAGCGCTTGTAACATCGTCGATTGTTGCGCCGGGATTTCAGGGTCTTAATACTCAAGACTCTACTGTAACTCTTGAGTCCGGGTTTGCCACTCAAGCGGAAAACTGTGTTATTGACAAGTTTGGTCGTATCGGCGCTCGTAAAGGCTGGACACCACTTAATGCTACTAATACCGACTTGGGAACTGCGGTTCTTAAAACGATTGTTGAAATAGTTAAAGAAGACGGTAATGTACTCTTATCTGCTGGCAATAACAAAATATTTAGTGGTTCAACAACGCTAACACAACTAGCAGTTCGTAACACAAGTAATACTGCTAATTTGTCGTATACAATTACAGACAATCACTGGAGTATAGCGGTACAGCCTTATAGCACTGGATTAGGAGCTTCAGCACACGCTTATTTGGCGCAAGAAGGTCACGCTACTCTTATTTATCATAAGCTACCTGTTATCGGAACTGGAGCTACCTTAACTGTGTCAACTGTTAACGGTTCGGGTCATGTCACAGGTGTTACTGTATCTGCTGGCGGGACAGGATGGTATGTCGGTGATGTCGCTACTGTCACAGGTGGAACTGGGTCAGGCGCTACATTTACAGTTACAGGCGTAAGTGGAACAGCGATTACAACCGTTTCTATCACCACTGTTGGAACAGGTTACACCGCTGGAGATGTATTAACTCTAGTAGATATTTCAGCGCCGCACCAGCATGACGGTCCTTACGGATTACAGCGTTTAGCTGATATTGGTACGCTTCCTGCTGGTCATACAGAGTCTACATTTAAACCGAATATTGCGTTAGCTGCGTTTGGTCGTGTCTGGTATGCAGACATCTATAACGATAGACAGACTATCTACTTTAGCGATTTAAACTCTGGACAAACACTATCAGGCGGTTCTTCAGGTTCGTTAAACATTGCGGACATTGTTCCTGACGGAGACCCTATTGTTGCATTAGCAGCACACAACGGTTTCTTAGTGATTTTCTGTAATCACCACATTATTACTTATCGCAATGCAGCAGATGTGGACACTATTGCGTTAGAAGATTTAATTAAAGGTATTGGCTGTATTGCTAAGGATTCAGTAGTTGGAACAGGAACAGACTTAGTGTTCTTGTCTAACGGTGGTGTTCGTTCCTTGCTTCGTACTATTCAAGAGAAATCTTCTCCTATTCGTGACATTAGTGCAAATGTCCGTGATGATTTGATGTTGTTAGTTGATGCTGAAACTGGGAAAGAAGTTAAAGCTGCTTACTACGAAAGAGATGCTTTTTACATTATATCGTTTCCCACATCTGGTGTTTGTTATTGCTTTGATTCTCGTACTCTGTTGCAAAACGGAGCATCAAGAGCAACCTTGTGGAGATTGACAGTCAATGCTTTTTGTGCAACAGTAAGTCGTGCTTTGTATCTAGGCAAAGCTGGCTACATTGGAAATTACACAGGCTACCTAGATAACGGTAACACATATCGGATGTATTATTACACCAACTGGTTTGATATGGGTTCACCAACTACTGAGAAGATTCTCAAGAAAGTAGGTATCACGTTTATCGGTGGTCGTGGTGTTGCTGTAGCGATTAAGTGGGCTTTTGATTATAGTCAATCGTACCAAAACACTACTTATACACTAGCAAATCCTGCTGTTGCAGAATACGGCATTGCTGAATATGGGATTGCTGAATACACTGCTGGTGTTGTTTTTGATAACAGCACAACTCAGTTAGGCGGTACAGGCAGATTAATCCAGCTAGGAATTGAAGCAATGATTAATGGTTCAGAATTATCAGTTCAAAAAATGGACTGCTATGTTAAACAAGGAAGGACACGATAATGGCTGATTATGTAAAAGCAACGAATTTTGCAGTTAAAGACGATTTAACAACAGGTAATCCAGCAAAGCTAGTTAAAGGCACTGAACTTAACTCGGAGTTTGACGCTATTGCTACTGCAGTGCAAACAAAGATTAACTTAAACAATCCTTCATTTACTGGCACTATGTCTGGTGGAACTATTGACGGTGGAACATACTAATAATTATTTTAAAATTCCAGTTATTGTTAGACCTGACTATTTGTTCTACATAGAAAATGTTAATGGTGCTTGTTTCATGCACTGCGATGTATTAAACTGGAATACAACTATTTTTAAACAATTAAAGAAAGACTGGAACACATTTTCAGAGTTGCACGGTGGTCCGTTATTCTGTGTTAAAGAACAAGAGACAACAGGTTACAAGAAATTTATAAAGTCTTTGGGGTTTAAGTTTTATAAAGAAGTACAAGACAGTCATCAAAACAAAGTATATATTTATTACTGGAGCGAATAAAAATGGGTAAATCGGCTGGCATAATCGGAGGAGTCGCTGGAGGCATCGGAGGCGCTTTTCTAGGAGGTCCTCAAGGTGCAATGATGGGCTACCAGCTCGGTAGCGGTTTAGGCTCTGCTATTGGCGGTGGTGGCGAAAGCGGCTCAGTTGGAGGCTACTATGGTGGCGCACAAGGCGACATACAAGCTGCTGGAAGAATGGCTCAGTTTACCCCTGTCGGTATTTCTAATCGCTTTGGTTCTTCTAGTTTTGGTTTTGACCCGTATGGAAGACTAAGTAGCGCAAATTATACATTAGCTCCAGACATAAAAGCATTACAAGACTATGCAGTCGCTCAAGCAGGAGCAGGACAACAAGATACTTCACGCTTACTGAGTTTAGGTCGTGAATACATCGCTGCTTCGCCAGAAGAAGCTGCACAGCAATATATGTTAAGCCGTAGAGGTTTATTACAGCCGGGATTGGATACACAATACAATCAGATTAAGTCTGGATTGCAGAGAACTGGTCGAGGTGGTTTAGCGATTGGTCAAGGCGGTCAATTAGCTGCTGCAAACCCTGAGTTACAGGCATACTACAATGCTGCTGCACTGCAAGAAGCTAGATTAGCCGCTGAAGCAGAGCAAGAAGGACGTAATCGTATTACTTTTGGTCAAGGCTTGTTGTCTTCTGCTTATACACCAATCTCTACTCCATTAGCGTTAAGCGGAACCATTGACGAAATGGGGCGCAGTTCTTTAGACCTCGGTTCTGCATTAGGAGCAAGAAGTGCTACAGGAGCTGCAAACGCTTCTAAGCTCTATAGCGATGCGGCTATGGCTGGACTAGCTGGTAATATTGCTCAAGGCGGTATCAATGCTTCTCGTCAAACTTCATTAATGAACACGCTTGGTGGTGTATTTAGTAACCCATCAATCGGTAACTGGTTTGGAGGTCTGATTGGTGGCGGTTCTAAAGGAGGCTCTTACGGTTCAATGGGAGGCGCTCCCGGATTAGGTAGCTCAATGGGTACTGGACTGCTATCAGGCGGTGGCGGATTTGGCGTTGTAGGCGGTGGCTACGGTGGCGGGTTTGGTTTACGCTAATCAACTAAGGAATAATTATGGCAGATAGTATTGTAGGT